CCGGCCTGCTGGGTCGCAGCGGCGCGCTCCCCGGAGGCATTGGCCTTGGCCATCGCGTTCTCGGTCGAGCCTTGAAATAGCGACGTTGCCGCGTTCATCCCCTGCCCCACCGCCATCATCTCAAGCCCTGTGCACATTCAGGCCTCCATTCACGCTTCAAGAATCACGCCGCAGCGCTCGAAGCCCATGCGCTCGTAGAGCTGGGCGGTGTTTTCGGTCCGCAGGCCAGTCGACACGCCGGCCTGGACCAGCACGGCGCCGTGAGCCATAGCCCAGGCCTTGTAGTGCCGCAGCAGGCGCGCAGCAGCCATACCGCCCCGGGCCTGCGGGGACATGAACAGCGCCAGGTCGGAGGCGACCAGGTCATCGCTGAACCAGTGCGGATGAATCAGCGCGGCCATCCCGCCGACCATCCCGCCGCCCTCTTCTGCCACCCACAAGAAGCCCTGCGGCGACTGGATCAGCTGCGCCAGCGTAGCGGTCAGGCGATCCCGGCTGAAGCTGAGCCGGCTGAAGCGCGGCGACTCCGACGCCATCCACTGCCCCAGCGCCAGCAGCGCCGGGATGTCGTCGAGAGTGGCTTCGCGGATCACGCCTTAACCCTGGTTCACGGTCATGTCGCGGACCACGGCCAGCACCGTGAACGGATAGGGCTGGTCCTGCTCCAGGATCACCGGCGACTCGCCCTCGGCCCAGCCGAAGTCCGACGCCTTGCGCAGACCGCTGGTCGGTACTGGCGGCTGATCGAGCGGAATCGGCTCGAAGGCCCGCGGGTCGATGTACTGCCCGTTCATCTTCGAGCCGATGGTGTCGCGCAGCCGCACGCTGACCTCGTGCGTGCTCATCGACTGGCCCTGAGAGGTGCCGGTGCCGGTGCCGACCTCGGGCGCCTGCAGCTCGATCCGCGCAACGTAGGGCAACCCGGCCGCCAGCGTCTCGGCCGGCCGCGGCACGGTCACGACGCCGCCGACCACCAGCGAGGTGCCGACATAGATGCCGTCGGCCAGCATACTGACCGTCTGCCCTTCAAGGTGGGCGAAGCCGCCCCAGGCCGTCTGGGCCACACCCAAGGTCTGCAGCACCCGCGAATCCTGGCCGGGGTAGACCGACCAGTTCAGGCGCTCGATGTAGCGCCGGGTCGCGCCGTTGATCGTGTAGCGCACCAGGGCATAGGTCGCATCGACGGGGCCATCGGGCACCGAGACAAGCCATTCCACGAAGCCGGTGGCGTTGCCGCTGCAGAAGGAAACCACATCCTGCTCGCTGCTGTAGGTCAGCGCCACCAGCGAGCCGTCGCCGGCGGCGATCCACACGACCTGCTGCGGGCGCTTCTCCCAGGCCATCGAGCGCACACCGTGCGCAAAGAGATGGTCCGACCAGACCGAGATGTCGCGGGTGTCGAAGCCCTCATAGTCGGCCTTGGTGATCACCCTCACCGCGGTGCCGCCGCGCTCCACCACGACGATGTCCTTGCCGGCGTCCGTGGGCCTGACCAGGTCGCAGCCGAAGGCGCTGCGCTTGTTGATTTGGCAGTTCGCCTGCGTGATCGGCTTCTCGATGCCGCCGCGCGCGTCGAACTCGGCATTGGCCGTCAGGATCAGCAGGGCCCAGGCGCTGGCCAGGTAGCTGATCGGCGTGGATTCGTCGCTGTCGATGGTCTTGGCGACGGCCGAGTCGTCTTGCGTGCCGGGCGTGAAGTCGTAGTACAGCGCTGTGCGCGAGCCCCAGATCGTGAGCGGGTACTTGCGCGTGCCGGCCAGCCACAGGCGCTGCTGGTAGAAGGTGCAGGTCGTCGGGTAGCCGTCCACCGCGTTCCAGGCGCTGCCACGAAGTACCCAGGCGTCCGCCGGCACGGCGACGACGTCGACCAGCACCTGCTTGATGACCGCGTTGACGACGGTGGTGCTGGTGAAACTGGTGATCAGCACCACGCCGCCATTCAGATCGACGTAGCGGCCGACATCGGTGGCTCGCCAGCCGGCAATGCTCAGCGTCAGCGTGATGTTCGCGCCCAACGGGTCCTTGGCGCTGGGTGTGATGGTTGCCTGAGGCGAGCCCTCCAGCAGCCAGTTCGGCCCGGCGATCGCGGTGCCGGGCATCGTCGAGGTGACCGTCGCCGTCACCGAGGTGGCCGAGGTGTAGGCGGTGATCAGCGCCGCGCCGGAGCCCCAGGAAACCACGCGGCCCACGTCGGCGGGCAGGAAGAAGGCGGCGCTGGCCGTGATGGTGCGGCCGGCGCCGATGGCCGCGCTGCTGATCGTCAGGTTGACCGCGGCGTCCCGGTGCCCGACCTCGGACTGGGCCGGCGGGTCGAATGGCGCCGCCTCGATGCGCCAGCTGGCGTCCCCGAAGCGCAGCAGGCGCTGCACCGGCACATCCGGGTGCGTCAGGATCATGGTGTCGCCGCCGTGCACGTAGTCCACGGTCGCGATCTGCACCTGCGTGTAGGGCGTGGCGATCTCGAACGGCACGCCCGGCGACGCTTCAATCCGCACCCCGTTCTTCCACACCCGCATGTACAGGTGGCCGAACTCCAGTACGTAGGCGGTCGAGCGGTTGTAGATGAACTCCAGCAGCCGCGGCGTCTGGTTGCTGTCCTTGACCTCGCCTTTGAAGTCCCGCGAGGGCCTGGCCGTGGCGCCGCCCTGGCGCAGTACGACACAGTTCTGCAGCTTACTGGCGCTGGCGTTGTAGCGCGCCAGGTCGACGCGGCCGTCCAGCCCGGGAGAGCGCTCGCCGCCGGTGAAGTTCGTGGTGATCGGTTGGAGTTTCATGCCTGTCCTCTGTACTTCTTGACAAACAGGCTGATCGCTGGTCTGGAGACGCCGTACTCAGGAGCGATTTCCGTCTGTGACCGACCGGCCGCCAACTTGGCAAAAATCTCCGGCGCAAGCTCGGGGTGCAGTCTCCGTGCATTGAACTTGCCGCGCATGGCTTCGCGGATCTTCTCCACATGCGCAGGCTTGTGCGGCTTCCCGATCTTTGGGTCAACCAATGAGAGTTGACGTCCTATCCGGCGGGGTCTAGCCCGACGCTGGCTGGCCGACATCTTCGCTCTTGAATCCTCACTGAACACGATTCCAAGAACGCCGCCACCGCCGGACGTTCGGTTATACCCATGGCCACCATCGGCACGAGTATTCAGCGCTCTGATGTAGAAGGATTCCGCCGCCGCCAAGGCTTCGGCATCGGCACAGGTGGCGATCACCTCCCATGCGAACCCATCCATTCCGTATTTCTGGATGGCATTCGGGAAAGCGCTGTTCAACTGCCCAGCTCGGCTCTTGTGTTGAGCCATACGCCGATTCATTGGCTGCGTTGTGACACCGACATAGCGCTTGCCATTCGTCTTGTTGGTGGCGAGGTAGACCTGCATTCCCTACCTCACCAACTCGATCCGCCGCGCACCGAGATGAACGGGCTGTCGTTCCAGTCCTGCGGCGGGTTCTCCTGGCCGTCGATGGTCTTGGCCTTGGCCAGCACGCCGACGCCCTTCATGTAGAACTTCTGGGTCAGCATCTCCTTGAGGCTGGTGCTCTTGGTGATCGGGTAGGCAAGGTCCATCTCCATGCGCTTGACCATCACGTTGACCAGCTGGGCGTCGAACTTGCCCTCGGTCACGTCGGCCACGTAGACCAGCGGCAGCACGTTGGTGTTGGCCAGCAGCCGGTCGCCCTCCATCAGGTAGTCCTCGCCGGCCGTCCAGTTCTGGCCGACCTGGACCGTGCGTAGCCAGTCGCCCGGCATGGCGAACTGGAACCTCCAGTCGAAGGCCGGAGGCGCGGTCAGCGGCGCCAGGATGACCCGCCGCTGCGCGCAGTTCCAGGGATGCTCGCGCAGGGTGTCCAGCTTGGACAGCGGGTACAGGTTCGCGCACATCTGGGCGCGCGGCGTGCCCTCGGTGAAGCTGGCGATCGGCTTGTCACCGAGCAGCAGGAGCGCCGCGGAGCAGATCGATTCCTTCGTGGCCATAGAGCCCCCAGCAAAACGGGGGGCACAGTGGCCCCCCGGTGTTTCAGGCCCGCATCAGCGGATCAGTCGTAGGTGATGTAGTCCACCTCGATGCGGATCTGGGCGTTCGCCGTCGCCGCTGCGCCGCCCAGCGTCGCGTAGATCTCCGCGTCTTCCGTCGTCACGTAGTCGACGCCGGTGGCCACGAGAGTGCCAGGGGTCAGCGCCTTCACGCCGGCCGCCGCCACATCGACAGCCGCGGCGATACCGCTGCCGCCGCCACCGCTGGGGATGGCGCCCTTCGTGTAGAAGTTGCGGATGCCCACGCTCAGCAGCACGCCGGCACCCATGGCGGCGCTGGAGACGAAGTTCGAGGCGCAGAAGCGCGAGCCCTTCGGGATCAGGATCCCGCCGGCCAGCGTGTCGTTGGCTGCCCAGGCCGCGACGGCCGGGGACACGATCACGGCCGTGCGCTTCTTGCCGTGCGTGGTGTTGAGGGCCTTGCTGCCAGCTGCAATCAGCGCGGCGGCCCGGGAATTGAATTCAGGCATGGTGGGTTCTCCTTGTGCCGTTACTGGGGTGTGCCGTTGCTGATTACTGGAAGGCGATCTCTACGACCTTCTTCTCGTCCTGACGGCCGGCGCCATACGACGCGCCCATCGAGACTTGCCAGGCGTCCTTCTTGTCACCGCGACGGGTGACGTTGCCCTCTTCGTAGCCCTTGCCGAAGTGGAGGCCGGACTTGGCCCAGGCGATGGTGTAGTACACCGCCGCGGTGAACTCGATGCCGTTGTACGGGATCCAGTTGAAGCCCATCCACTTGCCGGTGACGTCGCCCGACTGCAGCATCTTCACGGCCATGTAGTCCGAGCTGGTGAGCGTGGTGTCGGACAGGATGTCCTCCAGCATCTCATCGTTGAACGCGATGTTCAGCTCCTCGCCGGCGTAGTTGTCGGCCTCGTTGCGGCGGAAGATCTTTCGGGTGGTGATCAGCTTGGCCTTGGTGAAACCAGACGCCGACACCGCCACCTTCTGGGTGGCCGGCAGCGGGACGCTGGAGCCGTCCTTGAGCAGCTGGTTGCCCCGCGCGGCGCGATAGATCACGTCGTCGGTGCGGCGGTTCTTGCGCGACATCATGTTGCGCATGTAGTCGCCGCCGGTCACCGGATTGACCAGCATCTTGGGGATGTCGTTGCGATCGAGCGGCGTGGCCCGGTAGAAGTCGGCCATGTTGCAGATGCGGGCGCTGTGGTTCTCCAGCTCCCAGACCGTGTCGCCGTGGCGCACGGTATTGGCGTCGAGCAGGCCGCCGTCGTCGCCCAGGAAGTTGATGGTGAAGGATTCGCCGACGATCGATCCGCGGTCGGTGACGGCGGTCTGGAAGCGACTTTCCTTCTGCGAGGCCTCGGTGCGGATCGCCGAGTCCCATTGCGTGACGAAATACTGCGGGATGGTGGACATGGTTCCTGATCTCCAATGAGGTGAGGTGAATCAGCCTTGGGATCAGGTTGTCCGACGATGCCGGGCCTGCAGTTACGGCTTCGCGTCTGGCTTCCTCGACGCTCCGCTCGGGCTATTGACAGGGTGTCCGCGTGCCATGCGGGCCTGATGGGGTCGAAGTGTCAGACCGCCGGGTGTCAGGTTTCCCGGCTGTTTTGACATCAGCCCGCGACGGGGCTGTCTCCATGCGTGCGGCGGAAGGCGTCCTGCACCTTGGCGCTGATCGCGGCGTGCTCCGGGTGCTTGGGGTCGCGATAGGCCGGATGCTTCATCAGCTCCTCGGCCGAGCCGGTCGCAGCGTTCGGTGCGCCGTGCGACGGGGGGCTGTCCTCGCGGTACTCGCGGCCGAAGTGGGCCAGCATCTGCGCGACCATCGGATTGGCGCCCATCCCGCTGACCATGATCTCGGCGCGCAGCTGCTCGGGCAGCTTGTTGAAGGCGGTCTGGCCGCGCTTCATTTCGGCTTCGTACTGGCCCGGGTCGCGCCACACCTCCTGCAGCTTTTCGCGCGCCGCGGCAGCCGTGTGCTTGGCCGCACCGTCGAGCACGCTGGGCACCAGCTCGAAGTACTCGCCCATGACGAAGTCGAACTGCGACTGCGTGAGCCCGGCCTTGTGGGCGCGGTCCCGAAACGCCGTCGACAGCGCCTCGTCCATCTGCACGTCCTTGAACTGTTCGGGCAGATTGGTCTTGTAGTCGGCGGCCGTGGCCGGTGGGATGTCGCCGGAGCCGATGCGCGACTGGGCCGCGGCGTAGCTCTGCGCCAGCTTCTGGCTGCTGGCGTCGAGATCGAGCTTGCCGTCGGCGCCCATCACGCGGAACTTCTCCGGCAACCAGGCGGGCATGTCACCGGCGGCGGGTGCCGCTGCTGGCGCTGCAGGAGCAGCAGCCGGTGCGGCCGCAGGCGATTCGGCCTGGAACAGCGACTCTGGCGCGGGCGCGGCGGCGGGGGCCGCAGCTGGTGCAGCTGCCGGTGCGGCGGTCTGGTCGGCGGCCGGAGCGGGAGCGGCGGCGGGTTCTGTGCTCATAGCATCCTCTGGTCTGGTGGTGTTGGCGGCTCGGCTGCCGGTTCGTCGATGACGCCCTTGTGGCGGTTGACCATCGTCACGATGTACTCGATCACCTCGCGGTGCGCGGCGCTCTGGTAGGTCCGCAGCACCGCATCGATGCCGCCGCTGGTGTGCACCTTGGCGTGCGCTGCGAAACGCCGGTACAGGTCATCGAAGACGGTTTGGCCGCGACGGTCGTCCTCGAACAGCTCGTGATACAGGCGCTGCAGGCGCTCTCGCTCCGCGTCGGTGTCGTTCGCAGCCTCGCTCACGAATAGGCGGCCCAGTTGAGCACCACGTTGTTCACACCAGCGATCGGGGCAGCGGCGAAGGTGACGCTGATGTTGGTGGCGTCAGCCGTGACGTGGAACGCACCATTCACGTCGGCATGGCCTGGCGTCACGAGAACGCTCGCCGGCGCGGCGCCGAGCCCATGCGCGAAGGTGAAGACCGTCGCACCGCTGCCGCTGAACGTGGCCCGCCCGTAATTGGCCTTGCCGGGGATCTGTGTCGCCGGCGGCCGCATGTCGTAGCCGGCTCCTGTCGGGTTGCTTGTCAGGCTCATGGCCGCTCCTCCCATCGCGCGTTGAATGTGCCTTCCAGCAGCCCGACGCCGTTGTTCTGGATGCGGATGTAGAACGTGTTCGGCCCCAGGCCGCGCTCGTCCTGCTCCCGGTTGCCGACGCTCGATGCGGCCGCGCTGGCGTTCTCGACCTTCAGCCGCACGACGTCCAGCTCGGTGCCGCCGACATGCGTGCCGCCGGCCGCGATCACGACCTGGGGCTGGTAGATCGGCAGCGGGCGCTCCGTCATCGTGTTGCGCGCCAGCACCGGCAGCACCTCGGCAAAGGAGCCGCCAGGGGTGCCGCCGAC